TTAAAAGAGTCAGGGCTTGCTAAAGGCGGTATGCCTAAGAAAAAGAAAGGCTACATGGGTGGTGGCATGGCTAATGGTAAAAAGCACAGCTACGTTGCAGGCGGATATGTAACCGACATGATGGGTAAAAAGAAAAAGTAGTTAAATGGCAAACCGTAAGCAAATTGGTTTAGCAACATTTCCTAAAAAGTCAAAGGTTCGCCGTAAAGGTCGCCACAACAAAGTAACACCTAAACGAGAAAAGAAAGGTGTCTTTCGACAGTGGCAATCTAAGAAACAAAAGAAAAAGGGAAGGAGAGGGTAATGCCCCTCAAACAAGGTAAAAGCAAAAAAACTGTCAGTAGCAATATCAAAGAGTTGATGGATAGCAAGCCCTCTCCTTCACGCGCTAAAGCAACTAAAACTCTTTCAAAAAAACGTGGCATTTCTCCTAAGAAGGCAAAGCAAACAATTGCAATTGTTATTGCTCTTGAAACTGCACGTAAGCCTAAGCCAATTAAAAAGAAGTCTAGAAAGTCTCGTAAGGCATAATGGAACACTTTGATACAGTTTCCGTAACTGCCGTTGCAGGTGAATTGTCTGCTCATCAGCGAGAGTGTGCAGTAAGATATGAGGCTATGGAAAAACAATTAGATAGTTTAGTTGCTCGTATTAAACGTCTAGAAAACATGATTATGTTGTCTACTTTATCTAGTATTATTGCAGTCATTACCATTTTTTGGACAGTGCTTCAGTAAGATGAAAAAGATTAAAATTGGTGCAATAGATTTTGATATAGAGTTTGTACCATTAAATAGTGAATTGTTTGGTGACTTTTCGTATATAGATAATCGCATACGTATTGAAAAAGATTTATCTGGTCCTCCTTTAGTAGATACTGTTTTACATGAAATGCTTCATGCAATTTGGAAAGCAGGGCAGCTAAAAGATAAAAAAGAAGAAGAAGAAAGAGTTGTTGCAGTTACGGCAACTTACCTAACCCAAATTTTTAGGGACAACCCTCAGTTCCTTACTTGGATAAAAAAGAATTTAAAATAATGTTTATTACGCTGCGCGGTGAGGTTCTTCCTACGGCACAAGCTACTGTTTCATTTAAGTGGGCAGAGTTGGCGTGTAAGTGTGGTTGTCGGACTGCCTATGTTGAGGAAGAGGCACTAGAAAAACTGCAGCAGCTTAGAGACTTTCTTGGTAAACCTATTACGATTAATAGTGCAAGTAGGTGCCCTATTCATAATGCTAAAGTTGGAGGCGCACCTAAAAGTCAACACAGGTCAACTGAAACAAGTCCTTCTACTGCATTTGATATTTCGCTAAGTAATCTTGATAAAGAAGAAGTAATTAGTGCAGCGAAAGCAGTAGGCTTTAAAGGTTTAGGAATAAATTACAAAACTTTTGTTCACGTTGATAATCGAGATACTTTAGCTATATGGTAATTGCATGTTTGATTTAATTGCTTCCGTTTTAACAGGTGGTGCTACTGGTATTCTTGGTAGTGTTATTGGTCAAGCTGGTCGTTTTCTTGAAACTAAACAAAAGTTAAAGAAAATGGCAATCGAGTTTGACCATGAACTTAAGCTACAAGAAATGCAAATTGAGGCTCGCACTGCAGAACTAGAAAATGAACAGGCAATTGCAGAAGCAGGAGCAATGGCTACAATGAAATCTGCCTCCTATGCTCATGATGCTTCTTATGGTAGTTCTGTAATTGGAAACATTCTACGTTTTGTTAGGCCTATTTTAACATTTATGTTACTGGGTTTTTCTGTATACATTTTTCTGCAAGCATTAGACAACGTAGAAATTAAAAGAGAAATTTCAAATCAAATTATGTTCTTAACTACTACAGCCGTAGCTTGGTGGTTTGGTGATCGGAGTATGAAAAAGTAATGGTTAAACGAGAGTATACCGAAAAACAACAAACTTTTCTTCGTGTATTATTTCACGAAGCTGCAGGCGATTTTAATGAAGCCAAGAGGCTTGCTGGTTACAGTGATAACACATCTGTTGGGGAGGTTATTAAAACATTAAAAGATGAAGTACTTGAACTTACTAAAGAGTATTTGGCTCTTAACGCTCCACGTGCTGCAATGGGTATGGTGGGTGTGCTTCGTGATCCCGGTCAGTTGGGGACTGCAAATTTGCTTAAAGCTGCCACTGAAATCATGGATCGTGTGGGCATTCAAAAAACGGACAAGGTAGAAGTCGCTACGCCTAATGGGATTATGCTACTGCCACCAAAACAATCTAGTGACGAGGAGTAGCTTACCGTACTACGAGTTACCTGATCCTGTAGGACTTCGTGACAGTGATGGTAACTGGATGCAGATTCCAAGAATTAGCAGAACTATTCCTTTTGGTTATGTTCCTAATGATTATGATCCAGACATTCTTGATCCCGTAGTTATTGAACTAGAAGCACTAGATTTAGCAAAACAATATCTAAAAGAGTATTCATACAGAGAAGTTGCAAGGTGGTTGAGTGACAAAACAGGAAGAACAATTTCCCACGTTGGCCTCCGTAAGCGAGTCAGCACAGAACGAAAAAGAAAAAATAAGGCATCAGCTTACCGTAAGTGGATTGCCACGTATGAAAAAGCCCTCAAGAAGCTTGAAGAACTTGAAAGCAAGCACACAGGCTCAAAAGAAAAAGACGGCAGCAAAGAAGAAAGCGGAGCAACCGCCTGAACCTAAAATTGAAGTTACAGAAAATCCTACTAAAAGTTCTGCTTATGCAGACTACAATGTTATCTTTAAGCCCAATAAAGGGCCGCAGACAGATTTCTTAGCTGCCAGTGAACGTGAAGTTTTATATGGCGGTGCAGCAGGCGGTGGCAAAAGTTATGCCATGCTTGCTGATCCATTAAGGTATTTAGTTCATCCACAGTTTTCTGGACTACTACTTCGTAAAACTACAGAAGAGTTAAGGGAACTTATTTGGAAATCACAAGAGTTGTATCCAAAGATTATTCCCGGTATTAAGTGGTCAGAAAGAAAAATGCAGTGGACTTCTCCTGCTGGTGGTAGGTTGTGGCTGTCTTATCTTGATAGAGATGAAGATGTACTCCGCTATCAGGGTTTATCTTTTTGTTGGATTGGCTTTGACGAATTAACGCAGTGGGCCACACCATTTGCGTGGGACTATTTAAGGTCAAGGTTGAGGTCTGCTGCATCAGATTTGCCTGTGTATATGAGGGCAACAACAAACCCCGGTGGTTCGGGACACATGTGGGTCAAGAAGTATTTTATTGATCCTTCTCCTTCTAATAAATCTTTTTATGCTACAGATGAGGATGGGCAAACACTTCTGTATCCTAAAGGACATTCTAAAGAAGGTCAACCTCTTTTTAAAAGAAAGTTTATTCCAGCTAAACTTTTTGACAACCCTTATCTTTCTGATAGTGGCGACTATGAAACAATGCTGCTATCGCTACCAGAACACCAACGTAAAAAACTGCTGGAAGGTAACTGGGATGTTTCTGAAGGAGCAGCGTTTCCTGAGTTTAATAGAACAAAGCATGTTGTTTCCTCTTACAAGATTCCTAAGAATTGGCCTAAGTTTAGATCGTGTGACTATGGGTATGGGTCAAAAACAGGTGTGCTTTGGTTTGCACTTGCGCCGGATGGACAATTAGTTATCTACAGAGAGTTATATGTTTCTAAAGTTTTAGCACGTGATCTAGCATATAAAATCTTGCAACTCGAAGAAGAAGATGGTAAGATTATGTATGGTGTGCTAGATAGTTCTTGCTGGCACAAAAGAGGCGATACAGGACCGAGCCTTGCAGAACAAATGATCCTAGCAGGTTGTAGGTGGCGACCCAGTGATCGAAGTGCAGGTAGCCGTATTGCAGGTAAGAACGAAATACATAGACGCTTACAGGATGAAGATGAAGAGGGCACTCCAAGTTTAGTAATTTTTGATTCTTGTGTCAATTTAGTTTCACAACTTCCTTCGATTCCTCTCGACACAAAAAATATGGAAGATGTAGATACAAAATCAGAAGATCACTTGTATGACGCTTTACGTTATGGTATAATGTCTAGACCAAGGCAAGATATCTTTGACTATGATCCTATGTTAAAAAATAATAACTTTGCAGTAGCGGATCAAACATTTGGGTATTAATACATGACAGACACTACAGATTTTGAAGATGGCGTTCGCTATGCGCTCGAAGAACAAGAAAACGACTACCAGTTAAATCAAGTAGTTCAAGATATTAAAGATGCTTATCAGCGTTCTAAAGATTGGCGTCAGCAATCTGATGAGCACCGCTGGTTGCAAGCCTATAGAAACTATCGTGGCTTATACAGTTCAGATGTACAGTTTACTGAAGCAGAGCGTTCTCGTGTATTTATTAAAGTAACAAAAACAAAAGTACTTGCTGCATATGGTCAAATTGTAGATGTATTGTTTGCACGGAATAAGTTTCCATTAACTATTGATCCAACAGTTTTACCAGAAGGTATTAGCGAAAGTGTTTATTTTGATCCTAAAGAGCGTCCTGAAGAAAATGCATTACCTGAATCTCCATATGGATCACGTGATGATGAAACCTCTTTACCCAAAGGTGCCACACTCTATTCTTTAGCAAAACGTCTT